CCCGCAAGGGGCTTCGTGTCTAACTGCGCTTTTCACGCAATCAGGAGGTCTTAAACCATGTACCTTTATCCGAAACCACGTTATCGAACTCAAGGCAAGACTGTGAGTGACGGGAGCTATAAGTTTCAGTCCTTGTGGGCTAGCTGTTCGCAGCCCTCTTGGACCGATACGACTGGCTCTTTCGGCAATCTACAGACTGGCAATAAGGTCGAGATGTGGGATTGGATAATTCCTAAATTTCACACACGCAAAGCTAGGGGCGAGATCTTTATGAACCCGCTCAAAGTAGTGCGTACTGTGGCGTCTAGGGGGGGATGGTCTAATGTCCATACTATGAACGTAGCTAACCCTATGGTTTGCGGTGGAAGTACTGTATACCCGCAGGGCCGCGGTCTTGGCGGCCCTGATTGGGAAATAGAGTACATCAACGCATTCGGTGGGGCTAGCGGCATGCTCAAAACGGGCAGTGCCGTACTTTCTAGTAGGGATGTGAACGACCTCGTAGTTGAAGCTTCCACTCGTGTTGCTTCAGAGAGAGGACGATCTTCGTCTAATCTCTGGGAAACGCTTGCGGAGGTGGATAAGTCTGCGGGTCTCCTTAACGAGTCGCTAACCAAGTTGTATAAACTTGGAAAGTCCAAAGCTTTCTCTTCCAAAGTCAGGAGTGCATCCCAACTTTGGTTGATGTATCGCTATGGACTAATGCCTCTCGTTATGGATTCTGCGCAGATCGTGAAAGGTATCCAGCAGAAAGTAGGAACCCAGAGGCAAACCTCTAGGGCCGCAACGTCGGGTAGTACTACCCGTCGCCAGGCTTGGACAAGGGACGGTGGAAACAATCTCGTTTACATCCAAGAGGATGTAACCGATACGGTTTCTGTCCGTGCTATGTCCTTGGATACGTATGAGGCCTCGGTGTATTCAAACATCGGGCTCACGACAAAGGGTTTGATTACTTTGCCGTGGGAACTCATTCCGTATTCATTCGTCGTCGATTGGTTCGCCAATGTTGGCGACTATCTCGGCGCGATCGTTCCTGCAGTCGGTTGGAAGCAGTTAGGGTCCTGTGTTGTGGTCAGACGTAGTATTTCACTTCGGGCGTATACGACTAGCAATATTGCTAAAACCGGTACGTCCTTAGTGAGTCCTAGGTCAGGTAGTTACGCAAGTGATGTAATTACCATTGAACGCAGCAGTGGACTCAACCACCCAAACATCGTTGTAAAAGGAGACTTTCGTTTCCATAATATCAACCGGTGTTTGGATTCCCTGTCACTCTTAGCCACCCGTTTCCTAAAGGGATAACCTTTAGCGGCGAGTGTCTATTTGTGGCGATTAACGTAACACTTAACGGAGTTATCCGTGGCTCTTACCATCAACGCTAAGACATACAACGCTGACAGCTACGCGCAAAACGCAGTTGGATACATTGGTTCGGCAAAGACCGTTACGGTTAAGGATGATGTTATCCTTCGTCGTACCGCTCCCAAACCGACCAGTGTGTTTTCCGGCGTTGGTCGCACCTCGGCAAAGATGACTCGTACCCTGACGCTGACGGGAGCGCTTACCCCTACCGGGGAAGCTATCCTGGAAATCAGCGTTAGTGTGCCGGTTGGCTATGCTTCTGCTGACGTCGACACTCTGCTTAACGATATGGGTGCCTACTTGGCATCCGCCTCGTTCAAATCCCATGTCAAGTCGCAACAAATCTCTTACTAAAATTCAACAGCTTTATACAGCTGAAGAATTGAAGTCGGGGATGGTGCTTTCGAGACCAAAGTGGAAGGATGTTCTCATCCAACTTCTTATCTCGATTGCCCACCTCTTTGTTGAAAAGAGGCTGAAGTGACTTTCAGGGAAATGATCGTGGTGGTCCTAGGAATTATCCTAGGTTCCATTATCGTTTTGCGTTTATTGGAAATAATTCCAATGAATCAACCTAGAATGGAGAGACGTGATGTCCCGCCAACTGAGTTGGGAGTTCCGACGCTTCCAGCGGCGCCAAAAGAGTAGAAATACTCCCTGGCTCACGTACAAGGTATTCCTTGCGCGTGTATGTCAGGACTACCAAGACTTGGAGATCGCTCGTGAAGTACGCAGACTTTTATCTGCGGACGACATTGGCGGACTCCTTGACTTGGCTGATGCAATTACTACACAGAAGTATTGTAGTGCGACAGAGCATTTTGTCGCGCATCAGATAGCCGCACTCATAAAGAAGTATCCTTTTCCGAAAGGTCTGAATCCTCATGATCCAGAGCAAACGGCAAGGAAGAAGTTTCTTGATTCTGAAGACAAATGTCGTCAGATGAACTTGAAACTTCGTAACCCACCTAGTGGGTTAGAAGGGAACCTGCATTCGATGCGGAGATTTATTTCTTCCGTTATCGGAGAAGAGGTTCCTTTCGCTTCAATATGGGAAAGCTGCGACTTTGGTCCTGGTGCCAGTATCGGTACACATGGTAATGCTACCAATTTCGCCAGAAAAGTTCTGGGTCATTGGTCCGTGTCACCCGAGGCACAACTTTACGCGAAAGCCAGCATCAAGGCAAACTGGCAACTGTTTGAGGGATTATGTCCCTCATCCAATGGCTTAGTTTGTTACGATGCGGAATACGTTGAAAACCGTATTTCGGAGGCCTTCCGTTTAGTTGCATACAACAAAATAGCCTTCGTCCCGAAGACTGCAAAGACCCACAGGTCTATTGCAGTCGAGCCGTTGTGGAACGGGTATGTTCAGAAAGGAATCGATACGGTGCTTCGCAATCGCTTGCGTCGCATCGGTCTAGACCTGACTGATCAGTCCCGTAATGCTCTCTTTGCCCGTAAGGGTTCTGAGAGCGATACAGAAGAATCTTTCGTCACAATCGATTTAGAGTCTGCTAGTGATAGCATCTCTATTGAGATATGCCGACAGGTTCTTCCCCATGACTGGTTCTATTTTCTCAATAGAATCAGAAGCAAAGCCTATCGTCACGGTAGTGAAATTACTACCTACGAGAAGTTTTGCTCAATGGGCAACGGCTTCTGTTTTCCGCTCGAAACTCTACTGTTTGCAGCAGCCTGCAATTCCGTCGGTGCTGGCACTCCCGGACACGATTTTCTCGTGTACGGTGATGACATCATCGTTAGGAAGAAACATGCGGCCAGTCTCATTGCTTTATTGAATGAAATTGGCTTCGCGGTAAACAGTAAGAAGACCTTCATTGAAGGTCCCTTTAGAGAGTCTTGCGGTTCAGACTGGTTCAACGGTGAGGACGTACGTCCTGTCGTACTTGATGACGCTTTCGATTC